AGTTATATGTTGCGGCGGAAGTCGCAGGATCCCAATTTTCTAAATAATTAAAGTCTTTCCACACATCATCTAATATGTCGACTCCTGTATCTCTATAAATTTTATATCGGTGCCAAATTGATCCGTATTTTAATATCCATGCATATGGTAACTTATGTACAGCCCCAAACTTTTTTAGTGTTGCAACAATGTAATCTAAATCAGTTTCAGTTTCATTGGCATATGTCTTATATTTTTCTTTTAAAGTCGCTAAAGGCAAACTGTTTAAGAAAAGATAAGCAGCATTTTTGTAAGGATATAAATCATTTTGTTTGTATCTGAAATTAAATACCCCCTGTTGTATCGCATTAATAAAATATGGGGTATTCAACATTGATGTCGTTTGAGAATCTGTTAAGTAGTTGGTATAGTTTTCATAATTTAAATTACCTTCAGTAATCAACTGACTTGCAAACCCTCTTGTTTCATAAAAAGTCTTAAGGTTTGATGTGTCGATTGTGACATTTAAATTTATAAAATTAAAATGTGTAAATGGTCTTTTGTCGTTATTAGTATCTGAGAGCGTAAAGTTTGTTACGGTTTTATGGACTTCATTATAACCTATAACTAATTTAGTGTCTATTACATCTGTAACATTATTTAAACTTTTCCCATTAGCCATATTTGTTTTAACCCAAGAAAAATTTGTAAATGGGTATGTATCCACAAAATCAAATTCGTTAGATACTGATGAATTACTTAAGTACTTATTTATGTTTGTAATATTATTAGCGTTTGATAACGATACGGATGGTTGAGATTTAAGAGATGAAAAAATAGACCCATTGTAAATAACATTTGGGTTAGCCGCATCATTTTTTAGGTATGGGGTTACAAATTCACCTCTAGAGAATGTTTGCCAACTCTCACCTTGACCTTGATTTGATATATGCATTAAAAATGGGACATAGTTGTTTGAATCTAAAAGATATTCTTTTAATTTTTTAGATAAGAATGGATTGTCATTGCCTAAACTTTGTAGGATATTTACCGCTTCACTATCAGACTCAACTTCATATATACTTAAATTATATCCACTCTTTCTATTGAATCTACTATAATAAGAATTAACAATAAGTCTTTCGTAAATCTCATAAAAGTATTTAGATTCTTCTTTATTTTGAAAGACCTCATTTGAGATGGGGAAATCAATCGAATTTAAAGATTCTCTTAATGGTTGGGTGTTACTATCGAATACTTGGAAATCAATATCCTTATCGGCCAACCTTTCCGTATACCCTTTAATAAATTGTTCAACAAATTCAACTTCAGGCCAAACTTCAGGGCTATACGCCCTATAAGTACTTGCTACGGTTTGATCACCAGGATAAATAACTTCAAATTTTTCTTTATTATCCTCACCAATACTTTCTTTAATTACTTGTGGCCATGGATAAATTGGTTCGTTGTTTTGTGATGATGTTTTTACATCAACGCTAGGTGCTGCGGAAATATTACCAAATATTGCCGCTCTTCTAAATTGATTTTCTCTTTGGTCCCAAGCTTTTTTATGAACCTCATCTAACAATCTAAGAAACGCTTCTCCTTGACAATAAAAGACTGCAAGTATATTTCTAATTGATGGTACGAATCCCAAACCACCATTACCTTGTGCGTTAAATTTTGTAGCTAAAGAGGCACTTATTTCATATTCAATTTTTTTTCTAAATTCAGATACCTTTTTTGCCATAGAATCTGTTATTGACATAAACGAATTTGAACCCTCAAAAAACCAAACGGTGTTATTATTTTTCTTTAAAATTCCCTCTAAAGTTTGTTTAAAGTTAATAATAACAGCATCACTTTCTTTATAATCTCCTTTAGGTGCATTTTTTTGTGAAACATAGGTTGTAACCAAATCAATTTGATTTATATCAACTTGTTTTTTTAGTTTTCCTACCGAAACATTTGATGGTATGTCTGACTTAGTTTTTATACCACCAATTGTGTAACTACCATTAATCCCAAAAATACTATTTTGACCTAAGATGTCATTATATTGTTGTATGTCTCCTTCAAGTTTTGCGACCGCAATACCTCTTTTTTCTAAGTCTAATACTTCCTTAAAAACAAATGTATTTTCTTTTGTTTTTAACACAATAGGATTTTCTCTATCCATGTTAGTTGAAAACCATGATCCATTCCCATATAGGAATATAATTTGTTGGTAGGTTAAAAGATTGTTTGTAAAGAGCGTCATGTCTGTAAGAAGACCCATGTTTTCCTTTTCAAATTGAGCTAAAACATCTGTTATAAAGTTTTGTAATCTATATTTTAATTGTAGTAATGTTATCTCAGGAAAGTTATCAGGAATAAGTCCTTTAGATTTATAATCAGAATAAATCTCTTTCATTTTTTGATATCCTCTACTCACAGTTTGTGGTGCGGTAACAGAGTCAGAACCAGATGTGGTATTACCTTGTTGTTTAACTACAGGTGTTGTGGTAATTGTACTTTTATACATTTGAGGAACCGCCATTAAAGCTCCAAAATTTACATAAGACAACAAAGTATATTTGTACCCATAAAACTTTAATTTAATTTGAAAGTTGTGCGTTGATGGGTCAAATGTTGATGTAAAAGACTGTAACATTATAGGAAACTTAATTGCTTTCCCATAGTATCCTTTTAAGGTTAATGTGAATTGTGGGTATGGTAATTGGAAAAACGCAGCATATGGTGAGTTGTTTCCACCTTCAAATAACGCTCTACCTTTAACATCCTCTAAATCAACATCAATTACAGGTAAAAAATCTGTACCAATTGATACCCTAATGGCTTTCATACCTAACAAACCATTGTCTACCGCACCTGGAGTACCATTAGACCAAAGGTTTTGTGTCATATAATAATCGTCAGATTTATTTGGGTTTTTTACCGAGTTTTGTTTTGGTTGATTTACACCCTGACCTGAAAGAGTATCCTTGCCCGTTACTTCATCCGCCCAATTGGTATCCATGAATGTTTTATTTCCGGGATTTAAAAAATTAATTTTACTAACTGATATAGTTCTTGATGAGTCGTTCATTGCGGTACCAACCGCTAACTTTGTTCTTGGTAAAACATTGCATTCTAAATTAGCATAATAAACTAAGTTTTCTTGTTTAACCAATCTATCGCTAACATTACCAAGTTCATCAACAGTTTTATTTGGGTCAATTAAACTAATGTTATCATAATCAAGTTCAACTAAAATATTTTCTTGATCACCTACCATAATAGAAGAAATAGTTTTCGTATGTATTTTTATAGTCTTGTAGTGAAGCAACCAAAGGAAATGGAATTGTTAAAACTGCTCCATCAGGGATTGAGTATTCATCTCCTGAATATTGGGGGTTTGCCGCTTGTATTAACCACCCAAAGTATGGTGTGTTATAATAAAGTTGCGATACTTTATCCAATCTAGATTGTCCAACAATATAGATGTAATTTTTATCAGATGATTTTGAGGGTAATTGCACATACGGTACAACAGTTTGTTCACCATTGAGCAAAAAATCCGAATACCTATTCCAATATTGATATGCCATAATTAATTAAATGTTACTTTCCCGTTGAATGTTGATTTTTGTTCATTCAAGTTATTTTTTGAATATAAGTCTTTAATTCTTTTAGTTTTTGTGTTTAAGTTGCCTTCAGCCGGAGTTTTGTAACCACAAGTTTTTACTGTGTTATCTGGTATCTTCCAAGTTGAGGCTTGTATATAAATTGGGTCGTCAACTAACTTTTTCAATTCTCCCTCCCAATAAGTTTTAAAAGGTGCGAATTGTGTGTTTTTTAAATTTTCACATGTACTTTTAATAAGATCAACCAAATTAGTATCACCTTTAACTTCATTACCGCTTGTCAACTCATTAACCATTGTTTGGTATTTATTTTCAGTTAAGAAGAATGGCGACATAAGACTATAATATCTATTAGTAGGACAATCAACAAAGAAAGATTGGTTTAACCCAACAACAACAGACGAACAACCACTTCCACTATCAATAGTAGAGTTACTTTTCTTAAAGTAATCACCTGTAAATCCTCGAGCATAAATTAAACCATTAAAACTTTCAATAATATTTTTCACTTTAAATGTGAGTACATCTATAATAGATCCGCTATTTTCGTTTACACTGAAGAATGTATCACCACTTAAGTCATATAATAATGGTTCGTTTGTCCCTTGTAACCTTCCATCTAATTTTGATGATACCACATCTAACCGTCTAAAAATATAGTTCAATTCATTTTCTACAGAAACTATGTTAGTCGTGTTGTTAGTTATTGAGTTTAATATCTCCCCTTTACCTGTAGAGACTTGTATTTTTAATTTTTCTTCTAATTCTCTTTTTTGTTTTCCGGTTATACCGCCCGATCTATTTATTGCCGCAAATAAAATTGGGTTATCTCCTTGATTAATGTCTTTTACTACCTCACCATATAAATCATCAACAAAATTTTGATACTCATTAGACTTACCGTAAATAACGGTATCAACCGCTTCATTTATGTATCCACAAAGTTCACCTTTAGTATAGTTGTTATTTTTCATAGCAATTAAAGTTGCTCCATATGAATAATCCAATGTTGTTTTACTCAACATATCGCTATAGGCTTTAAAATACTCTTGTAATTTTCCTTCTAACTCTGTATATATCCCTGCGTAGTCCATAGTAGTCCCATCGACCACTGTACCAACTGTATCTCCACCTTTTTGTGGTTGTACACTATTAATTTGATTGACTTGTTGCTGACTAACAGGTGGAACTCCTCCTGTTATTTTATTTACAACATATTTGTCTAACTTACTTGTGTCTTCAGTTGCGGTCGCTCTTTCATCATAAATTTCTGTATTCGCATAAAAATTAAATGAAAGTGCGTTTTGTAATTGTTGTACAGGTTCTTTAAGTCCCATACCTCCAATAATATTGAATGCCAATGTTATTTTTGCCAACATTGGTTGTATTCCAATACCTTCAGGGTTTAAATCTAAACCTTCAAATGTAAGACCCAATGATGTTGGTATAATTTTAGTATTAAAAAAGTCACCAATTCTTAACACTAAAACCGGTGGTGCCCCAAATGAAGTATTTAATGCGTCGTTATATTTTGGTCTACCGTCAGGTCCAATAATAGGAATTGTTTGTCCAGGTCTTGTACACTGATGTAAAAATGTTAATCTAGCATTTAAACCTTCAGGTGTCATTGAGTGGAATGATGGGCTAAAGAATTTAACTCTATCTTTAATGGTGTCGTAGATCATCGGATTGGTTTCTTTAATAACCTCAAAATAATCACATTCCGTAAATAAATTTCTTAATATTTTTTTAGAAATTCCTTCTTTTAATTTTTGTTCAATAGTAATTTTAGGTTCAGGTTTAATACTTTGAGTAATCCCTGTTAGAATATTTTGTGGGTTGTTACTAGTTGTTTCAATTACCACAGGTGGTGGAATAACGGGTACTTCAGGTTTCTTTTGTACTGTTGCAACAATTTTATTTATGGCAACCCTTCTACATGCCATTGCAGGAACACTATACCATTCGGCCTGTGAGGTCACTTTAGGTGGATTATAAAATGCATCTTTAACATTATTTCTACAATCAACACTCGAAGTTAAAATATTTCCTCCTTGAGCATTATTAACACTTACATCGGTAGGTGTTTCCGTAGCTGCCGCCTCTGCTCTTGTTTTAGCAATTACAATTTCTTCACCATTAGGGTTTAATACAAGATTAAACTTTTTATCGTCATAATATTTTTTAATTGTTGTACCTCCTGAAAGTGGTTGTTGTAAAAACCATTGGAGTACTGAATTATTTCTTCTTTCAGAGAGGGATTGATTATACGACACTGCCGCAACTGCTGAGGCCGAACCTATCATTTCAATATCAATTTTACCATTTTGATTTACCAAAATCTCTTCTATCTGTTTTAATAATTCTGTTGAAATAAAATTAAAATTACCAATAACAACTTCATTAAAGAAATTTTGAACTCCTGATCCTAAAAATACATCAGTACCTGATATAACTTTTTGTGGTGCTTGTGTTGTGTAAACACCATTTTGTAAACCCAAGTATGCATTATAATAATCATTATATGGACCAGTTGTTAGCTTTGATTTTGGAATGTCATTATGGAAATAAAAACCATATCCCTCATATTTTGATGTCAAATCAACAGTTTCAAATTGTGGGTTTTGGGCTTCTTGATTTCCATTTGCGGTAGAATTTGGGATATCGTCGGCGTTTGAAACCTTACCTACATTACCGCCTTCATTATTGACAGGAATACTTTGTAAAACTTGTATTTGTTCTTCGGAAGTTAATCGTGGGTTATTTAAAATTTGTTGGTAAGTATATAAATCTTTAGAGGGTATTGTGTTAAACTTTGCCGCCAATTCATATAAATCATACTTCATACAACCTGCAAAAAACGAATCAATAATACTTTGTACTCTATCTTTATTAGCTCCCTTCATTTGTTTTTCAATGATTGTATTCATCATGGCTGGATTATCAACAATAATTGTCCAACTTAATTGTCCACTTCTAGCGGTGTTTTTGTAGGTATATATTGGTTCAGGTCTACCTAAGAATGTTGTTGGGTTAAATTCAGGTCGTGAATCATCAGAGAATGTTAAGTTATAAGGTGGGAACCACATAATTCTTCCTCCATTAGGCCCTTTCTCACATGTTGGTAATTCATCGTAAGTAAATCCAGGTCTATCTGAAGTTCTCCAAGCTAAGTTCTCAAGGGAGAACATATATTTTTTTACTTTATTGTCAACTATATTTGTTGATCCAGGGTTTCTTAAAGGAGCAATGTTCAAGTTATAAGTGTTATCTAACACTGAATAATCAAACTGACGACCTGTTTTGGTAATACCGTCAGATTTTTGTAAGTCAGCGTAAGTATAATAAGGGGTGTCTTTTTGGAAAACTCTACAGTATTCTAATCCTGCTTGTGTTCCATCCGCCTGATTAACATATGATAAAACTTGTGATCCTTTTGTTAATTCTTTGTACCCATCATTGAATACTTTTGAGACCTGATTAATTGCGGTTCCAACATGTTTTAATCTAGCCTGACCTTGTAATTGATCTGCGGATTCAATTAATCTTTGTGTGTTATATAAAATTGATCCAGGTTTGAATGGGATGTCAACAGATTGGTATTGTAAGTAATCCGCAGATATTTGATTAAAGTCGTCATCAAGACTTCCCGCCCCACCACCTTGTGTTGCTCTAAAACCTGCGTTACCTTTGTATTTTGGTGAAGTCCAAACTAATTGCCCTGTAATACCACCACCGTCAGTATATGATTTACCTTTAAGACCAAATTTTAATTGACTTTCATTGCCTTCATATAATATTCCAAGTTCTTGTGGTCCATAAACAATTGTTGCTTGTTGTTCTCCAAACTGATTAACGGGTACTTGGTTTGCTGGCGAATCAATTAAACTTGGTTCTGAATTTGGACTACCAACATAATATGTTCCAGTCTCAGGACTATCTTGCCCAACAAAGGCGTTTGCCAATGCCGAAAGACCTTGTATTAACCCAATGTTATAAGACGGCCGATATAGGTTATAATTTAACGCAGCAAATAATGTTGATCTTGTACCATTACCTGAATTTGCAACAAAAATTTCTGATGGATTTCTAGTTTTATTTAATATTGGAGATAATAAACCACCCGTTAAATTATTAATGGTATTTAAAGCACCATTTTGTTGTTGTGGATTTACATAAGGCGAATTCTCATTAAAGTAATCACCCGGTATAAATGATACAGGAAAGTATGTACCTGTAATTCTGTTTATTAAATTAACGGCATTTGCTAATGGATTTTCAGGTACCGTAATCCTCCAATCTCTTATAAAGAATGGTTGTTGTCCTGTGGCTAATAAGCTAGCGGTAAATGGATCCGTTATGGTGTCTAAATTAATTACACCAAGTGTTGCCTGATTAATTTCTTGTGCAACCCTTTCTTCAAATGCAAACTTAAGTTGGGTTGCTCCTATCTTTGCTAAGTAACTATCCGAAGATAAAGACCCGTTTGAACCAATTGGGTCGTCTTGGAAAATAACATTATATAACGAATATGATGAATAGTTATAATACCCTGGATTCCAAAAAGGTTGATATATTGGGTTTGTTAGGAAAGTATCGGTAATTATAACTAAATCTTTATAACCACCTGAAGGTCCCCATTTGTTTGTTACATATGCAGACTCAATATAAAATTCGTTGATTAATGGTAGTCCCTCCATTTGACCAGAAGTCAAAGGATAATAAGGTCCTTGGTTTGGTTCTAAAACAGGTGTTAAATTTACACCAATAGGGACTCCAAATCCGCCTTCGGGTCCAAATTCATTTAAAGGATATAAATCAGACGCAAATAAATTTGTTGAGACATAGTTGTTTGGTGAGTCCGTAACATTACTAACGGTTAGATTAGTTTCATAATTAATTGGGTTACCAGGTGAGTTGTAACTTCCTGGCACATTGTATGGTGATAAATTTCTTACCAATAACTGTTTTCGGAATGTTTCTGAATTACCAAACGATAAAAAACTTTCGGCCATACTACTTTATTCTATAAATAGATATTATGTGTTTTTTTTGTTTAGTGTAGACCTACTTATTTTTAGAACCTGTTGCTGCCGATGGAGCAGAACCTCCGTCTAAATTTGAGCTAACCATTACATTAATGTTTGGGTCGGTTGTTGATGTGTTTAACATTTTATCAAATGTTTCTTGATTTATATTTTTAGTTACATTAGGATCACCAGTAATATTCCAATTAACATTAAAAGTTTTTGTTTCATTAACCGGTTTATAATCGCTACTATAAGTTTTTTTCAAATCTTCTTTTCTACTGTTAATTACATTAGCAACAAAACTTTCAGATGCACTTAAAAAACTATCTTTTATGTCAGACGCCCCCTTAGTAAACTCTGCCATTGCCTTTATTACATTTTCCTCTTTACGTTCTGCCATAGCAACAAATAAATCTTCTGTAGGTCCCGCAACTCTTTCAAACTTATTTCTTAAACCTTGGGTTGTTCCAATCTCATCTCTAAATTTACTTGCAACATCCTTATAACTATTGGAGACAAAATTTGTTAGTTTTTCCATTGTTGGTGATGTTGCCCTTGCGAATTTTCCAGCGTATTCAGAACTTGTAAGAATACTATTAGTTTGTTTTGTTTCATCTAATTGTTTAACTGCAATCTCTTCTATCTTCATGGAAGATTCATCATTAGCCTTTTTTAAATTCTCAATATCTTCAGGCGTTAATTCTTCAACATTTTTCTCTATTAAATTACCCGTCTCCATATCCTTGACTTGGATTGTTGCAACACCACTAGAATCAAGTTGAGCCATAGAAGCTATTAATTCTTTGGTTGCATCATCACCTTCCGCCAATGAAGGCATTCTAATTTGTTTTAACTTTCTATCAAAGTCTCCTGCCTGAATTGACATTTTTGCAAACTCAGAAGCGTCTATGTTCAACTCTTTAGCAACCTCTCTTAGTCTTCTTTGAGCTCCAGGTAGAATTTCCATTTTACCTGTTTTCTCATTGAATGTTGTAAATTCCTTACTTAAGTTAACAATTTCTTTTTGTAACGCTTCAGGGTCGTTTTGGGCTAAATCCATAGCTCTTAGTGGGTCTAATAATGCACTTGACGCAACTCCCAGCCTTTGGAGTCCTGCCGCCATATTAATTGCGTTTTCAGGTGAAAATAACTCTTCGGCAATTCTGAATGTATTAGTCATTGAAAGCCCGAATCTTTCTGAAGTAGCCGCCATCTTAGCTAAACCTTGAACACCATTGTCAAAATTATACAAATTGATTTTTTCAATATTTTGTTCAACTCCTGTTGAAATTGTTTTAACTGACATTCCAACACTTCTTGCGTAGTCAGTAACCCCTTTCATTTCTTCACCAACCTTTTGCATTGAGATCCCGACACTTCTAAACCCCTCAGCTAACTCGTTAACATCTAAACCTGTGACTTTTGAAACCGCTCCCATTTCAATTAATGTTTGGGTACTTAACAGAGCTGAGCTTTTTAACCCGTCCATTGAGTCGGCAATTAAATCGGCGGATTCCTGTTGAGTATACCCCATTTTTGCCAACTCAGGAGCTGCGTCGGCAATTGCAGTTTTAAATTCACTAACTCTTCCTTTTGCTAAACCAAAATTTTGTTGTATTGTATTACTTAGTTCGTCTAATTCTTTAAATGTACTGAAATCTTTAATATTTGCAACCCCAAGTATAGATTCTTTCATAGACTCTAGCAGACCACTAACATTCGCCAATTTTAATGGATCAAAAGCATTTCCAATACTACTTGTGCCATCAACTGTTTCATCCGATCCAGTTTTGCCGCGGGTCTTGTCTTTTTTTAATTGATCGATTTCAGTTTTTTGGGCATTGATCATCTCAATAAGCTCATCTTTATCCTTCTTGGTTAATGAAATTGGATCTACACCTGCCATTTAACTTTTATTTATAAATATTTGATTAAGTTTTTTTTGTTTCTTCAACATATTTACCAATCAAATACCTTCTAACATAAGTTGGCATACACATAAACTCAGAATATTGTGTTCTAAAAATTCTAGAGAAATAATAAAATTCGTCTAATAAACTTGTTTTATATTGATATGAAAGGCCGAAAAAATTCCACCCCAAAAGTAATGTCGACCATTACTCTTTCTCCTGACGGGGCGATAACTTCTTTTGATAGGTCTAATCTTGGTTCATTATCTAAAATAAATCTTCTAATATATTTAGAGTCCGCAATAGGTAAAGTTTCAACAAATGTTGCAATTTTTAAATTGTCAGAATCTCCCTCAATTGAAACAATGTGTTTGTTAAGTCTTGAGGTGATAGTTGGTGCGGTTCTTTCTGAAGGATAAGAATTTATTAATTGTTCAATATCAAGTTTGTCTTTTAAACTAAGAAGTTTTAATAGGACTTTTTTTCCTGATACAGGAAGTGTGGTTTCAAATAAACCATCTTCATTAGGGGCAGACTTTGTTTTTTTGTAATTTAATTCGTCTAAAACAATCGTTGTTTTAAATCTATCGTCAGTTTTAGGGTCTACAGCATTAATTGTATACTCAGGACCAAATGAAGTGTTTCTTAAAAAAATTAAAATTGCCTCAATATCGCCATCAAGCATTTCTTCAGGTCTTAAATCTCTTTCATAAACTTTAGTTCTTAAAAGGGGAATAATAATACTTTCTTGAATACTCTTTCTTGAGTCAACATTTGCAATAATGTTTTCGTCAGCGGCGGTTAAATAACCAACTTTTATCGATTTCTTTTTTGATTTGTAAAACACACCTTGACTAGGTAATTGTATTACATCGTGTGGTAAATTAAATTCTGCTTGACCAGCTTGATATGCGTCTTGTTCCATAATATAAAGTTCTTTTTTTATAAACATAAAAAAGACCTATCACTAGTAAAGTAAATAGGTCTTAATGTTATGTTTTATTTTTTTTAGTAAGTTTTTGATAAAAAATCAATAAACTAATATACAACGGTCCATTCTCATGTTGCAAGTAATCTTAGCGAGACCATCTGTGGAATATGTTAAGGAACCCCCATCATATCCTGTTAAGAAAGTTCCTTCTAAAATCCATTTCTCAACAACAACTCCTGTTGGGTCCAACATCTCAAGGTCAACATTTTTTTTGTAACCTGCTGCGTAACCCATACGACCTGTAACTGACTCAGCACATAGACGAATCCATTCCATAACCGCTTGAGACGCAGAAGGTCCGATTGGGTCACGGAAAGTAACGGGTAATTCACCCCAGTTAAATCTACCTGCAACATATGTTGAAGTATTTAAGAACTGAATTTCAGTTGCGGCAATTGTAAGTTTTGGTCTTGATGTCGTCTCAACATACCACTCATTAATACCAAGTGATGATGGAAACCTCAAAATCCACCTGTTCTCCCTTTTCGGTTCGTAAGGGATCGGCATTTTCATTAATAAATCAGCCATATCTTATTTTTTTTAATTTTTGTTTTGTTTTATTTTTTATTATAAATACTGCGAAATAAAAATTTTTCTATTTACTTCAATTATTTTTCAAATTATATCTTAACTAGAACTATAACTAGTTAAAATTTAGTTTTTTTTCCTCCTCCTGTATGATAAATATCTAATCCACTTTCATTATCAAAATGTTTCTTCATTGATTGAACATTCTTTAGGTCATCATCTGAAAAACCAATATATGGTGTAAAATAATTACTAATTTTGTTTTTAATATATGCCTTTTCTTGAAGTTTTTGTGATAAAGTTCTAACATATTCCATAAATTGTTTCATGGCACTTACTTTAAGTTCTTCTGGATTCGCAGCCGAACCTTCCCCAAAACTAACAGGATGCCATTTACACATTTCTAAATAAGTCTTTATAAGTTCGTCATCAGTCATATCCTCCTCATCTGTAATATCTCTATACTTTCTTAAATTTTTAACCAACTCTTGTTGATTTAAACCATGTTTGTTTTTTTTAATTAAATTATAAGTGGCATTTTTTAAAACACTTGGTGTGTGACCTCTTGCAGTAACTATTGCAAAAATAGACCCGTTATTAACCGCCTCCACAAAGTCGTCCCACGCAGGACCTGTTGGGGCTTTCATTGCATCATTTAAAAATTGTTTATCACCTGTAACTCTAAAATTTCTAAATGGTTCATCATCAAAATCAACTATTGTATGTCCTTCATATTCGAAAGGTTCTTTTCCAACTTCAGACCTATATTCGGCAAAATCTTCTGTTGACATGCCAACACTATTACCGTCTTTATCTTTTAAATAAATTTTAGTTGGCATATACATAAGATTATCATCCCAATCAAAAGCATAATATTTCATTGTTGGTGTTAACTGATCTTGTATAATTTCAGAAATTATTTCTTTAACAACTTTTTTATAACGCATACTAATAAATATCATATAAATAAAAAAAGGGGAACTTTCGATCCCCCTCTTCTTTTTTATTTACCACATTAAATATTCTCAAACGATGCTCCTGTTGGAGTGATGTAGAATGTTATGTCTATAAATTCAAGAGATCTTGTGGGTTTAATATAGATCTTACCTGTCATTTGGTTTCTATCTAAATCCTCAGGATTTGATGAAACTGTTACTCGGAAGTCATACAAACCACGGTCTCTTCTTATTGAGTCTAATATTGGGTTAACAGCGTTTAAGAAGTCTTGTCTTACTTGTGCGTCGTTTTGTTCAAACAATAACCTTACAGATACGGCTGAAATCAATTTACGAGCTTGTAATAACAATCTTCTCACATTGATTCTATCAAGAGCCGATTCCCTTACTTGTAGAGTTTTGTTACCCCAAATTACAGTACCAACATCAGAGAAGGTTGCGATTGGGTTAACTCTACCGTTGTAAAGAATGTCTCTATCTTCTTGAGTTAACTTCTTACGAGCTTTAATACAGTTAACAATACCACGAGTGTAACCCGCCGCTGCGAACCAAGGGAATGCGATGTTATCTGTTAACGCTAAATTTCTTGTTACCTCAGCTGTTGGTGGGATATAGATTTGAGTATTGTTTACACTATCTCTTGTTAATACCCAAGGGTAGTAAGTTGCCGTATAGTTAGAGTCAATTCCTGTGTTAAATAAGTTATCAACCGTTTCAGTTGGATATATAAATATATCTTGACCACCTGTTAATGTAGGACTAAACAAATCAACATCAGGGGTTGTACAAACATAAAGTGAGTCAGCCCTATTGAACTCTATCATAGTAATTGCGTCTTCAACAAGATTACTATTATTAACATAATCAATACCTGGACTTACAAATACATTAATGTTTGTTGCTTCAGGATTTGCAAATGTTTGTTGACCTAATAAGTATGCGTAGTAGTCTGTGTTTCCAAAGTCCATGGTACCATCACCAATAGAAATCTCTTTGAACGCTCCCCAACCAACTGCATTTGGATACCTTGATGTTGGACAAGCTCCGTTAAGGAATCCTGATCTACCAATTTGGAATCTGTCTTCATTGGTTCTCCATTCTCTATAGATATCCCATCCGTCAAACCCACCTTGTACTAAGAATGTGAATTTACGAGCAAACAACCTAAAGTACACATTTGTTGGTAATTCTGGTTCTGTAATGAATGGTGAATTACCACAAATAAATCTTGTATCTCCAGATGTTGAATATAAATCGTTTATTGTTAATGCACTTGCATTTGCATCCATGTGGAAACCTGCTGATATATAGTTCCACGGAACTGAATCAATATCACAAGTACTATTTGGTTCCGTCTTACCAACATATTCGAAGTATGCAGGATCCCATCCGTAACTGTTAGATATACCTAAATAAGTTCTTCTTACATTATCACCTTGACTTAATGTTGAATTAACCGCTCCTGAAGAAAGTGCAAAAGGTGGGTTCCATACAGTTTCACCAGGGAAATCATATTTACCTTTAATAATTGGGAATGGTGATTGTGCTCCTGAATAAAGACGGAAGTTAAATCCGTTAAATCCACAAGGAAGAGCGTCTATTGGCGCATCTTCAGACATTTCAACCATTACATATTTTGAATTCAACATGTATTCACCATCTAATGTACCAACTTTATTTCCAACAAAACTATTTTGTCCTGGATCCATTGTACAGTTAGTAAACTTCTCAAGTACTACAGGATTTGCATCTGTATCGAAATAATCTCTAATTAAAATATCAAATGTTAGATTTGACCAAGATTGGTTAATAATTGAAATCTTTAGTAATGTATTTGCCGCATCACCATCAGAAATTGTATAGAATCTAAATAAATCATATACTTTATTACCTCTTAATTCTGACACAACAAAAGGAGAGTTTGGTGTTTGCCATCTATCTAAATACCAACCAATTGAATCAAAATCCCCTGATTGTGCAGAGTCTAATGAAATTAAGTCAGGGTTTAATCCTCTGATATAACCTTTTTTCCATGAATAGTTCAACCACGATTGGAAGTTCTCCTCAGCAAAAACAGGAACTTCTATTCTTGGTTTTTGGAAGTTAGTAATACCAAATACTTTTGACCAATATTCGGGATCGTTTTGAGAAAAAGATGTTTCAAAACTATAATTTGTCCCAAACTTATCTGTTACATTTACACCAAAGGTCAAATAAGGATTTTTAAGTACTCCCGAATATTGACCTGCCATGTTTAAAGACACATTAGTTATTCCAGTTACAGAGTATACTGGGTTAGTTGCGTTTGTGTAAGTTGCAACACCTCTTGATCTTAATGTACCTACCACAACATTATCGTAATCACTATAAGATGTACCTGTATAGTAATATAATTTACCATATATAGTACCGTTGTAACAATTTACAGGTTGTACTGTAGTCGTTGTTGTAGTTGTTGGTATTGGTGTAGGACAAGGACTAGTTGTAGTAGTCGTTGTTGAGGTACTAGTTGTTGTTGAGGTAATAATAATCTGAGTTAATCCAGTTACATTTGCGTAGAAGGAATATCCTGAGTACTGATAATTACCCGTATTTTCAAATAAAGCGTAATACCACGAATCGTTAAGTGCTGAAGTCAAATCAGTATCGTTT